TCATACCAGAGGTAGTTGATACCTTTGTCAAGTTCGGTAACTTTGCTGACGTAAAGAAGATCATTCAATCAGGTATCTTCTATCCCACATTCATCACAGGTCTATCTGGTAACGGTAAGACATTCTCTGTAGAACAAGCATGTGCTCAAGCAAAGAGAGAACTCATCAGAGTCAACATCTCTATCGAGACAGACGAAGACGATCTCATCGGTGGATTCAGACTTGTTGATGGCAACACAGTTTGGCACAACGGTCCTGTAGTCGAAGCACTTGAAAGAGGTGCAGTTCTATTACTTGACGAGATTGACCTAGCATCTAACAAGATACTATGTTTACAGTCTATCCTTGAAGGTAAGGGTGTCTTCCTTAAGAAGATCGGTAAGTATGTTACTCCTGCTGCAGGATTCACTGTTGTTGCTACTGCTAACACAAAAGGTAAAGGTTCTGAGGATGGCAGATTCGTAGGCACTAACGTTCTTAACGAAGCATTCCTTGAGAGATTCCCTGTGACCTTCGAGCAGAACTACCCACATGCTGCTACAGAGCAGAAGATGCTTGACCTATTGTCATCAGACAAAGAGTTCAACAAAAGACTTTGTGACTGGGCAGACATCATCCGTAAGACATTCTTTGACGGTGGTATTGATGAGGTTATCTCAACACGTAGACTTGTTCACATCGTAAAAGCATACGAGATCTTTGGCAATCGTGCTAAGGCAATCACCACATGTATCTCACGTTTTGATGACGAGACTAAGGAAGCATTTCAACAACTTTACGACAAGGTTGACGCAGACGTAGACTTTGAGGTATAATGGTGGCATACTGGTTACTATACGACATTCTCAAGGAGGAGGGTTTATTGGAACAATACTCATTTGATTCACTTGGGGATGACATCCCCAATTTGGATTACTACAAAAATTATGAAGAGATTACAGGCAATGTTACGATCAATTCAGAACAACCCACATTCAAGTTTAATGAGGACGTGGTTCTTGATCTCGTAAAAGATTACATTGGTGAGACTTACACCAAACATTATGTGAGTAAGGATTCATTCCAGACTCTCGATTTCATATCAGCACTCGGTGATGCTCAAGCATTCTGCAGAGGTAATGCTATGAAATACTTAAGTCGTTATGACAAGAAGGGAACACCTACACTTGACATAAAGAAAGCAATGCACTATTGTGTATTATTATATAACTTCTACACCATGGAGGAAGCAAGTAAATGAAACTGTCTAAAGGAACACTTGACATACTGAAGAACTTTTCCAATATTAATCCGTCAATAACCTTTAAGGAAGGACAGGAATTATCTACACTATCAATCCAGAGAAACATTCTCTCTCGTGCAGTTGTAGAAGAAAAGTTTCCAAAAGCATTTGCAATATATGACCTAGGAGAATTCCTATCTGGTCTATCACTATTTGACAATCCTGACTTTGATTTCAACAATGAAAACTATGTCATCATCAAAGATAGAAAGTGTCAATCAAGATACTTCTTTGCTGACCCATCAACAATCACAGCACCACCAGAGAACAGAACAGAGATTCCTAGTAAGGATGTTTGTTTCATTGTTCCATGGAATGATCTAAACAATTTGATTAGAGCAGCATCCATTTATAGTGTTGCTGATCTTGCAGTTGTTGGTGATGGTAGCACAATCAAACTTGTTGTACGTGACAAGAAGAACGATACATCAAACAACTATTCTGTAACAGTAGGTTCTACTGATGCGAAGTTTACTTTCAACTTCAAAGTTGAGTATCTCAAACTTCTCCCTGCAGATTATGAGGTGACTATCAGCAAACATAATGCAGCATTGTTCAGAGATGCAAATAAAGATTTAGAATATCTTATTGCACTAGAACCAGACTCTGTGTATAATGGATAATATATCCTTTTGTTATGAACATATTTGTCACCGATCCATCACCATACAAGTCTGCTCAAGTTTTACCTGACAAACATATTGTCAAGATGCCACTAGAGACCTGTCAAATGCTTGCTATTGTTGCATCAGAGAAGTGGGGTCATGGTTTTGGTACATTACCTAAACTTGATGGCACTCCATACAGAACAGACAAGGGTGCATTTCGTAATCATCCTTGCACTATCTGGGCACAGACTAACTTCTATTGGTTAATAGAACATGGTCTTGCATTGTGTGCAGAATATACACACAGATACAACAAGGTTCATAGTTGTCAGCATACTATTGAGTGTGCTGATATTATGTTTCCATCCTGCCCACCACCCACATCTTTTACACGTGCTATGCCCGATGAGTTTAAATATGACACAAGCATTGACACTTTTACTGCTTACAAAAGTTACATTAGCAGCAAACCTTGGGTTGCATCTAATTATATTCGTGACCCATCCAGAAAACCGTATTGGGTATTCAACGCAGACAAGCATACCAGAAACGCACTAGGTATGCCATCATGAGTGAATTCCTTTGGGTAGAAAAGTATCGTCCTAAAAATATTGAGCATTGTATTCTTCCAAAAGAACTGAAGGATACATTCACATCTTTTGTAAAGGCAGGAGAGGTTCCTAATCTTCTGCTGTGTGGGACTGCGGGTATTGGTAAGACTACAGTTGCAAAGGCATTATGTAATGAACTAGGTGTTGATAGTATCGTGATCAATGGATCTGATGAAGGTAGATTCCTAGACACTGTAAGAAACAATGCAAAACAATTTGCATCTACTGTATCTCTTACATCTCAATCAAAACATAAAGTCATCATTATAGATGAAGCAGACAACACCACACATGATGTACAGTTGTTATTGCGTGCATCTATAGAAGAGTTTCAAAACAATTGTAGATTTATATTCACCTGTAATTTTAAGAACAAAATTATACAACCATTGCACAGTAGAACAACTGTCATTGATTGCAACACACGTGGAAAACAAAAGCAAGAGATAGCAGGACAATTTTTTGAGAGGTGTCGTGGAATACTTACTGCAGAGAATATACAATTTACTGATGCTGTGGTCGCTGAGGTCGTCCAGAAGTTCTTCCCAGACTTCAGACGTACCCTCAACGAACTGCAAAGGTATGCAGCGTCAGGGGTCATCGACACTGGCATTCTGGCACAGATAAGTCAGGTTCGATTAGAAAAACTTGTGGGTGCATTGAAGGCAAAAGACTTTGGTGCTGCTCGTAAGTGGATCGTTGCTAATTTAGATAATGATCCTAATGCTATACTAAGGACAGTGTATGATAATCTTTATGAATCTCTTACACCAACTAGCATACCTCAAGCGGTATTGATTATTGCCAAGTATCAATACCAATCAGCATTTGTTGCTGATCAGGAAATAAATCTCTTGGCAGCATTAACTGAAATTATGGTGGAGTGTCAATTCAAATGACTAACAAACGTGAAAAAATTAGAGCACAAATGAAATCTAGATTTTATTATATGTTCTGGGGTGCAGCAACCGTTGCTGTTGTAAGCGGACAACTTTATGTCGGCACATCTTATCGTATTATGGCAAGATCAATGAACAGGTGGTTTGAAGAAACTATTGATATCATGACTGACCCAATAAAAAGAAGAAGTGCACCACAACCTGATGGATACTATATGCCTATTCCAACTCCAGAAGATTATGGGATGACAATAATAGAATGAAAAAGTCTGAACTAATACATTGGAGATTACAGGCAATGCTAAGAGAGCATACCTTTAGTGATCTAGCATACCTAGGCATAAGAGAAGATCAGCATTGGTATAGTATAGATGGTAATGAAATACCAGTAGATGCAATTGAAGAACTAGAGTCAGTAGAAACAGAATGAAAACACCACTACGATATCCTGGCGGTAAGTCAAGAGCAGTTCCTAAGTTATGTCAATGGTTGCCTGTGGATATCACAGAGTATCGTGAACCATTCTTAGGTGGAGGTAGTATGGCAATCGAGATGACAAAACGTTTTCCCGATTTACCTATATGGGTCAATGATCTATACAAACCATTATATCTTTTTTGGTTAGCATTAAGAGACGATGGTGATTATTTGTACGATCAACTCATACA